CATCATTGACAAAAATACAAGATTAATCGATATTGATTTTGGGCCTGTTACAGTCAATGCATCAAGACCAGGTTTAGCGACAGAGCCGGATGCAGTAACAGTTGGATTAAGTGGCGCTAAACAATTGATAAGGGCGGACGGTGTTATAGGCACTACTTCACTAACATACGGCGGGAGTTTTATTCAATTTCAAGCCGTTGATTTGTCTATGATGACAATGAACAATGAAGTGATGCAACCAGTAGAGATATCAGTACAAAGAACTAGTCCTGTTCCATTAGGTACCCATGAGAATGGAAACAACTTTACCCCACTAGAAGAATACATTTTTGTATTTTCTAGGCCATTAAACAATAACGAAATTGATGATGGAGCCTTCATCTATGAAAACTTTAGAGTAATGGGTTTAGACTACACGGATGCATTTGGTAATGTGGAGATGGGCGGCTTAGATGCAGGATTTCCATCACATGAACAAACCATCTATGCTGAAAAAAGGACTTACTCTTGGAATAATCAATTTGGAGCAACTAAAACTAACGGGGAGATTGCATCTTCGGCAGCTACAGAATGCTTCTTTACTCAACCAACCCTGCAGTCATTAGATACATGGGGTACTATGTCTGCGATTACAGGGCCTAACTTGTATTGTTACAGGGTAGTATATTCTAGGGTTCAATTCCTCCAGGCTCCAAACGCATTTGCTGTTGAACAATATGGGGGATTTACTACCCTGCAGTTTCCACCGTTAAACATAACATTCCTATGTAAGGACCCTAATTACAGCGAAGGCGAATACCTAACGCGGTTAGCAAATGCAATGAACAGTCTTCCAGAGGACGGTGCTTCTAATTCCGACTAAGCAACGTGTTCTAACTCCTTCGGAATATGCAGCACTTGGCTACGTTCAACGATCGGATTTTGATGAAAACCAATTCGATCTACAGCCTGATGAACCGTTATCTAAACCGTTTATTGATATCGCATACAGGTCTGATGACAAGGAAGATTACTACATCGATGTTGCAATAGGCCTAGTTAAGTTAGGTTATGCAGCTAGTACGGGCGGTGTTGTACCGGCGGCTAAAACTACACTAGGGTACGTTCTATCATTAGTGAACTAATTGTCACCAATCGATGCGTAGCTTAGAATGTCATTGGAATGTTTTCTTTCAACTGTAACTAGTAAGTCATAACGGTCATCTCTGCCGCTTTGACATAAGACATGGACTTCTTTTTTTTCTAGTCCTCTGTAACGGCCGAAGCCGGTACTATGCCAACCGAAACTAATCACCATTCCTCCAGGAGCCAAACACTTTGCTAATGCATCCTTACAACGCTTCCACATGTGTAATGTTTGCCAATGTGGTAACTTTTGACCAATTCCTTCGTAATGGTCTTTTAGTTGTCTTAAACTATAAGGCGGGTCGAATAGTATCAAATCAAACATTTTACCTTCTCTTTCCATTAATTCTCCAAAGTCATTTGCTTCCATGTTATAGGTCGAATCAAACTTAGGATTAAGGTCGTTAGTGATTAATGTAGTACCTTGACGCCTAACGGTTTTGTTATTGCTGAAAGGGTCACAAATGTGTATTTTACCAGGAATCCTAACGTCATGACAATTATTCAATCTCCTAATCGCTCGATCAATGATGTCCTTGACATGTTTATTTTCAAATGGATGCGCCGTAATATTTGTGTTGTAGTAATACGTTCTAACTGAATCATCGTATACCATTTTTCTCATCCTCCAACCATCTTAATACATGCATTGTTCCACAGTAAACCCCACCATCTACACATGGGATTCCTGAATTACCTTTTTTTCTAACTTGTATTTTGCCACATTTGGCACATCTAGCTTCGACCCATTTACTCATCATTCATTCCCCAATCTAGTATCACAATTTTTAGTCCAATGATGCCCAACCCTGCCGCATCGCTGACATGGGTAGTACGGGGGCACCTTTGGCTCAATTACTTCATTTTCCTGTCCACTCCATTCTATGAGCTTCTTACGTACCCAATGGCTAAAATTTTCCTGTTTTGTCAACTCTTTTCTTATTTCATCACTAACATTGCAAAGCGAAATTGTGCGGTTTGGCATGAAAGGCCCTATGTACCCCTAGTATATGTACGTACGTATAGAAAATGTTAGTATAGTGGTACTATACATAGGGTGGTTTGGGCGGGGTAAGTGACGCGGGCTTAATCGAGAGGATTATAATCCTAGGCTGTATACCAGGACTCATGGCGAAAACTAATGAGTTTGAGATTTACGTGCTTGTACCGGCAGCAAACGCAGCTAGTAACACAGCATTAGACATGACCGACTACGTTGACATTGCAGACAATGAAGCGTTTCAAGTTGATGAAATAGATATTGTACTTGACCCAACGGCAGCATTGCCGGACACGGGTGAAGCAATCTTCCAATTAGCTGATTCCAACATTCAAGCATTTGTGTCACACTCTGATAGAACTTCATTGTATACTCAGAGACAACTGTATCAAGGAAATGGAGCAGGAGAGTATGGCTTTTGGCACATGGAATCATTTAGCACACTCACTCCATTGATTGTAAACAAAACCATCTACCTTCGTTCAGAAGGCAATGCACAAACCGGTTCTTGGACTACTACAAACTATACTCTAAGAATGAAAGGTAAGATTGTGAAGCCATCCGCTAAGGATTACATGGCACTTGTTCTAACACAAACCGGTAATGTCGCTTGAGGTGATTCACTTGGTTAAAGTGGAGGGAACCTTGGAGGAATTGCGAGAACTATTCCTTGAAGGTGCTAAAAAAGAGGCAAAACGACAAGCAAAGGAGGCAGGAAAACGTGTGGTTCGTAGCAGTGTTAAGCAAGGTGCTAAGCGTGCTAAGTCGGCTTGGCAGAAGTATATCTCCAAGAAGTCGAACCAAATTAAATTTAAGCGTGGCCCTAGAAAGGGACAACTCGATCTCAAGCGAATGTCCGCAGCTTACAAGCGAAAGAAAAAGTGAGGATGAATAGAAATGGCCCGCATCATTGACAAAAATACAAGATTAATCGATATTGATTTTGGGCCTGTTACAGTCAATGCATCAAGACCAGGTTTAGCGACAGAGCCGGAT